CATTCACAGGTGGTTTCCTCCGTGGACTGGGAGAGTTCGATCCGCTTTCCGTAGCTTTAGCTTCGATATGGGACCGCCAAATCACAAGGCTGGTCACCCTCATCCTATCGCAGCCCACCACCGTGATTCTGCCTCTCGTGCCATTGATACATTTATTTCTTCACTCAACTTGGAGATCTTTAGTGTTTCGATGTCTCAGGCTGAAGCGCGTTTGGGTGCTAACGGCGATCGTCTATACTATGGTGTTAAAGACCTTACTATGTCTTGTCAATTCAGCTCCATCTCTAATCGGGATGTTGTCAAGCTGGTAGACGTAGACTACTATGTTGACTTAAGTCAATATCTTGTTTGGATGCGCCCCATAGTCCTCTACACATTCTCACCAAGAGACGTCGCAGGCCCCTTGCCTGATGGCGTTTACGCTACAAATCTAGACGGTACCGTAACTGTCAATGTTGCCGGAGGCTCATCCTACACTCATGCGTTGTGGGACCATTCCTCGGACATTGTTCAGTACAGCTCCGGTTTGTTTACGTATGTGTACCATGTAGACCGTCGTTATGTAAGTGGATCACCCTGGTGTTACGTGCTGTATACTCCTATACGGAGAGTTTTTCGTCCTTTGGCCTGGGTTTTGTCGCCCGCCCCGACCATGAAGCGTGTTAATAACGTTTCCGAAGACTTTGCCGTCAGCATTTATTCGCTAGGTTCCGAACTAACCTGCAGCGTGGCTCACTTGGGCGCCTATGCTGCTGCCGTTGTCCCGTACCGTGTCATTCAAACCCTTTGCGATCGTTACATGTGCATTCCCGCCGCATTCAACCTCGGAACTGTTGAGGTCGTCTTGCGTGCTGCTGGTTTAAATGATGAGCTGCGTCTCTGGTACGCCCCCCTGCTCTACCTGTATGTTAAATCACAAACAGATGGTCCAACCCCCTACGCGTCGTCCTACGATTCTGTCAATTACTTTCCCATAGTTGATGGTAGCGAGCTGGACACTTCTAAGGGGCCGGGTAGAGCTTTACATCCGCCATTGGCCCCAGGCGGGTGCGCGCCTGCAACAAATCTCAATGCTGAGATTGTCGCTGTTACAGAGCGCGTTACAAAACTTCAGGAGTCCAAATCAAAGGACCCCAGCGACCCGTACCCCCAGTATCGCAAGGATTTCTTGGATTACGTCTGCAAACCATTGACACCCTGGACGTTGGAAGCTGTTGAAGAACAGCAGAGCCGACCTAGCCAGAAGATGGGAGCATTGCGTAGTCTGGCGTCCTTTGGCCTCGCTGGAATCAAACCAAAGTCCTTCGTTAAGAAGGAGGCGTACACTAAGATGGCGGCACCTCGTGTCATCACCTCTGTGTCGCCTGACCATAGACTAAGATGGTCGCGTTATACTTTAGCATTAGCTGACCACCTGAAAAGCTTTGCTTGGTATGCGTTTGGTAAGACTCCGGCTGACATCGCAGCAAGAGTGCTCGATGTGTGTTCCCGATCACCTAGCAAAGCCGTTGCAACCACTGACTTTGCAAAGTTTGACGGGGAACATAGCGCGAAGCTGGGATCCCTAGAGGGTGATGTCACAACCCGTTGTTTCCCTGACGACTTAGAAGCTGAGGAGCTTCGTCGTAAGGAGGTCAATGCGCGCATTGTTACGTCTCAGGGGCATTCTTATGATGGTGAGGATGCCCGCCCCTCGGGATCGCCGGACACTTCAGTGTTCAACACCATAGACAACGCTTACTTGGCGTATGTTGTCTTGTGTGAAAGCGGGTACAGCCATGAAGAAGCCGTGGATCTGTTGGGGATCTACGGTGGAGATGACGGGGTTACACCTCTCGTCGTTGAGGAACAACGCTTCAAATCTGTTGTTGCTCTTTATGGTGCCAAAATAGAAATTGAATCCAAACGAACATGGGTTCCTTTTTTAGGGCGTGTTTATCTTGATCCCTTCACGAGACCCGATTCAATCTACGACCTCCGACGCTTCTTTCCGAAGGCTCACATCACGGTGTCCCCG